GTCTCACAGAAGCAGATTTGGCCTATTGGCGTGACTCACGCGGAATGTCTTTCGTGCCTCGGGTTGTTGGGATGCTACCTTACTATGGAAACATGGTAGGGCGAAGTGTCGCCAAAACTCTTGGAATGGAATACATCGGTTCAGAACATCCCAGTGGGAAAATGAATTACAATGCTAAATTTGGACCTTTGGGTTCAGAAACCACTACTACAAGAGCAAACAGCGAACGCAATTATTTACAGAGTTTACGCGGAAGTTCAGTCGATTCAGGAGAAACACCCGATTCGGCAGACTTTGCTAAACCTTTGATTTATGCGCCAACTGAAACTCAAAGTAACATGCCCATTCAGTCTAATAAACAGGTCTCAAGAAGCTTCAATGCGCCTAGAGATCAAGACAGTTATATGAGGCAAATGGTTAAGCTATTTCCCCCTTCCCAGAGACTCCACTCCTTTTATAAAAATCGTAGATCCAAACGAAACAAGGTCTACATGTGTGATGCATAAAATGGTTGGTTTGGGAGTAAAAGATGGCAAAAATGAAGATTCAACGAAAGAAGGTCGTAAAACGGAAAGTGAAAATCGTTCCTAGGCCTTCAGCTAAGAAAGTGTCAATGGGCCCTATCACAGCAATTTCAACAGCCCCAGTAGCTATTGGGAACTCAATTCGCGGTGCGTCTAGTGTTTCCAGATCTATTCCTGGTGGCGTTGTTTTGACTGGTAGGGATTTTATGTTTAATCCCGTTGGCACAGCTGGTTCCATCACTAATTGGTGCACGGTCGGAGGGTGTCCTCTCGCTCCAGCAGCGTTCGGAGACTCCAGTATCAGGCAGTACTTGCAAATGTACCAAAAATTCCGATGGCGACGATGCGCGGTTCATTACATCACCTCTTCTAGCACAGCTTCAACTGGCGATGTGATGTTTTACCACGCTAAGAATCGCGATTCGGTTTATTTGAATCAAACTTCACCATTTCTGTTGCCCGTAGTAATCTCAGATCCAGACACGATTTTAGGTCCCCAATGGACTAATCATAGTGCTCTGTTAACTCTGCAGGGAACTTGGAAAAGCACAGATTATGGCATGCAAGGAGAACCAAATGATTATAGTGAAGGAGAAGTCTTCCTCTTGTCACGAACCACAACTACTGATTCACCA